GTTAGGTTTTTAAGGGGGTCTATTGTATGCCCGATCCCCGCTCGCTTCTCCTCTCGGTTAAGCTAGCTACGATACGTCACCTCTTCACTAACACGAGAAGAGGAAGGTTTGGAGTCAGCCGCGACTCTGCTAAACTGCGGCTGACAGCAAACCGTTGCCTAGGTCAGTTATGACTAGGTCAACAGTAACCATTGTGGCTCCACCAACAGTGAACGAGGCGTTAGTGCCCGTAGGCCCCGTTGCAGTGTAGTAGAAGACTGACATGGCGTTACCGCCTGCCGTCGACACACATTGATTACTTGAACCACCGATCAAAATGTTGAAAGGGGTTAACCCGATGACTGAACCGATGTTTAGCGGGAGAGTTGCAAATCCTGAACTCGTCACACTGATCTGGTAGATGTCACCGGCGATGACGTCCGGAATAGTGATTTGGTTGGGTGACGCGGCGTTGAAAAAGGCACCTGCCAGCGTTCCATACTCGGCCCTAAGGACGGGCGTTGGGTACACACCTAGGCCGTTCACACTGCCATATGCGTAATGCACCAACCCAAATCGGGCCGGCGAGATGCGGGGTCGCGACAACTCAACGTCGTACGACACCCACAGCTCACCGACCACACTGTTCACGGGAAAAGTTGATCCTGGGACTGTAGCAACTTGAAACAGGCCACTATCATATGCCGTGAGCGGCGTAGCGGTCTGATACCTTGTGAGGTAGCTGTTTTGAGTGAATTGCTTACATTCCACGCCGTACATCAGGTTTCGGTCGAACCTGGCTGACACGGCGTAATCCGAATTCTCCATTTGAGGTTTGTTGGTGAACGGCGGCGCGACGGGGTTGTACTCCATCGAAACCACCAAAGTTCCCATAGCCGCGGACGCCAAATAAGGCGACGTCGAGCTGACAAACTCAAAAACTAAGCCGCGGAACCTGTATTCTTCGAAGTTCTGCGCTATGTTGGCCAGGTACGGAAAGGACTGCACCAGGCCGGGATTGACAGGAATTGCGGTGTTGTTGAACGCACCAGCTACTGCGCCGGTGATAACGTCACTCACATATTCTCTGTGTCGGATGCGGACTATGTCCGCTGTTGAGCTGAAGCTTGCCCCCACGTCCGTTGGAGCTGGGCCTCGGCCCTGGATCAATGCGTTCACAGCGGTGTCGTTGGCCAGTTGGTAGTCGCCGCAGCCTACTAGCCGCGCGAGTTTATTGCCAAGACCTTTGCCTAGGGTTGCACCCGTGCCTCCCATGAAGTGGTTGCCCAGAGCTGAGCCACCCGCTTCGAGGGCGGATTTGATGCCACCTTTGGCAACGTCGACGATGTCGCTGAAGCTAAAATCGCCGTGCCCACGCAATTGGGGCGAGACGCGAGCCATCCGGAGAGGCTTCTTAGCATGATGATGTTTGTTCTTACGAGCAGGCTTGTTTGCCTTCATGAGAAAGTGTCAGATTTTATGGTTGTTGACGGCAACTGCTCGGGCTACGATCAGACGAGGGGCGCCACACCCCGTCCTAGCGGTAATTTTCCCACGCCGCAGTCGCGGTAACGGCGTGGTCGCGGCCGACCTCCTAGAGGTCGACCGACATCACGCGATCACTCACCCAGTGAGTGTCGCGTGGATTGGCCAGTTCGGTTTTGGCGAGCCATCTCTCCCAATCCGCGAACTGCTGCCAGGTGACATTGTACCTGTTCAGAACCCACAACTTAGCTCCGTCGCAATGAGCGGGGAGGTCGTCGGTGTACTTGAGCTCGGTGGTCGCGGTCTCATATCCGCGTCCTTTCCGTGCAACAAGCGTGTGCTCCTGAGTGACGTTGACATCCGCAGTCAATTGCAGGATGCGCCGCATGAACTCTCGGGCGAAGGGCGTGTGGACAGCTGCGGCCCACAACCCAAGGACGTTCGCCCGCAATTGCGCTGGTGGGTCAGCGCAGGGGAGCTTCAGCCAGGCCGTCTTCAGAAACAGACGTCCGGGTTTCAGCCCCAACCACCAGGAACTTCCTAGTGGGTGGAAGACAGAGCTGCAGTATTCGACAAACTCGCCGACGTACGCTGCTGACTGCGTGTGCTTGATGGCAGCAGAGAGTCCTAACAACTCTATGGTGCGAGCAAGCTGGCCCGCCGGCACCTTGCGATACCGGCGAACCACGCTGTCATCGCCACTCACGGCGATACTCCAGTCCTCCCGATTGAGGAGTTGGGTTAATCCTATGCCTGTCGCTTTGCAATGCACGTAAGCCTGGATAAGGGCGTTAGTGATGGTGTTGGAGATGTAAGTGTCAGGGTCACCTGTAGCCATGGTGCCGCTGTACTTGAGCCTTACGCCTTGGGGCGCATAGACCACTTTTTCTCCAATCCTAGCATTCATGGCCCGCGCGACCTCTTGCGAGATGCCATTGAAGCGACAATAGAGGCGAACGATGAGACGTCTGAGCCGTTCGTGCTGCGTGGCGTCAAAAGTGTTGAAGTCGGCCTCATATATGTGTGCGCCGATGACTCCGTCACTGAACCACGAGCCCAAAACGGCCCGGTCTGTCCCCAACTTCACCGCAGGGTGGCATTTTTCCTTAATCATGGCTTGCAGAGCAGCAATCGTCGGCCCCACCACCACATTGTAGGCGGGGTCCGACGCATTGATGATGCGTGGCTTTGACTCGGTTTGGCCATCAACAATCCCTTCCTCCAAGCGCCGATCATCGTGCTTGAGGGGTTTGCTGCCCAGCTCGATCTTGGTGAAAATCGAGTTGCGAGTGAACTTCCGGTCGTTGTTCGCCCCGGAATCAAGGCTCTCAAAAGCCTTGCGGAGATTGGTTTGCACGGGTCCAGGGAACCGCGCTAGCCAGGTCTCCCTGGGTAATGGCTGGATCTTTGTAGCGCTAAACAGGATGGGGTAGGCATGAATCGCAAACGACTCGAATAACTCAAACTCCACGCGATCGAACGCCGGCAAGTCGTCAGGGGCAACGCGCTTGGTGACTCCGACAAGCACGTTGTGCTGTGTCGGCGCGAGCACCGAAGGGCATCGTTCTCCCATGACCAATCCAGCCTCCACGTACACGGGTCGGCTTGGCTTGTGCATCTCCAGGCTAGTCCACGAGGTCAGCTTGGCATCCACGGACAACTTACCCGGTTCTAGTAGGGTGTCGTGTCCATAGAGGTACCTGCCGCGGCGCCGTCGCTTGGTGAACCATGCAACTATGCGCCAAAACTCGCGGACCAACCATGGTAGAATCAAACCTAGCATGTGTAGTGGCCGCTCTGTGCTCTCCTGCTCACCAACCCCTGCTGCATGGGCGCGCGGCAATGCGCGGCCTAGCAGACCCAGAGCCAAACTCCAAATACCTATAAAAAGTATTATACCCACTAGTGAAGCACGCTTCGAAACGCCTAACGCCTTGAGAGGGCGAAAAGCGAATACGGCTTCAACCACCGGTTTGGGGTTTG